GCCAATTCTGAGGATTTTGCGGAAAGCATGGCCGAAATTGTTAAAGACCCGGACGCATTTAGAAAGAAGTTCCCAAACAGAGCAAAAATTATTGATATTTTCTTGAGATAAGGCGGTGAGCGCTTATGAAAACAAAAAAGTTCTATGATGACAATGGAAAACTTGTTAAAGAGCGCGATTACGGGAAAACACCGTCCGGTGGCGATTATTCAGAAATCTGCTATATCGACAACAATCGAATGGTTATCAGAGAGTGCAAGGAGGATGGTACGCTTATTGCTGAAACATGGGGTGAGCAATGAGCGTTGAAATCCACGACAACAGCAAAGAGGTTTCTGCCGCGATTAAGGCGGTGCTGCTGCGGGGGCTTGAAAAGATCGGGCTGGTGGCAGAGGGATATGCGAAAGAGCTGTGCCCCGTTGACACCGGCAATCTGCGGAACAGCATCACTCATGTGGTAGACGAGCAGGAACCGGCGGTAATTATCGGCACGGATTCCGAGTACGGCGGGTACGTTGAATTAGGCACCGGCATTTATGCCGAAGGCGGCGGCGGACGGCCTACACCGTGGGTGTATCAGGACGCCAAAGGCAACTGGCATTACACGCGCGGCAACAAGGCGCAGCCATTTTTGAAACCCGCTGCCGCCGACCATGCCGCACAGTATCGGGACATTCTGGAAAGCGAGCTGAAAAATGGATAACGAGACCATCAAGGCCATTGAAGCCATTATCAAGTGCGGCAACGATGCTGAAATACGCCGAAAAGGCGACGGGTACATCGTTTTAGAGGTCAAGAAAACAATCAAATACACAGCTTCCGCGTAATTGGGCGCGGGAAAGGGCAATAGGAGCCAGCTTGTAAGGATCGCTTACAGGTTGGCTCTTTTGTTTTAGGTAAAACCCGCGAGGTACAGCGGTTTTTATACAACGTTCGCCCCCGAAGAATTGGGGCCAAAGAAAAGGAGAACGAACAATGGCGAAATTTACCAGAGCAGAAATCAGAAATATTCTCGGCGAGGCTTGCACCGAAGAGATCGAAAATCGCTTGGTTGCGCTGCATCTTGGCGTGGTCGACCCCCTCAAGGACGATCTCACAAAGTACAAGGCGGACGCGGAGAAGCTACCCAGCGTCCAGAAGCAGTTGGACGATCTCAAGGCGGCAGGTGACGGCGGCTATCAGGAGAAGTACGAGAAAGAGCACAAGGCTTTTGAGGACTTCAAGGCCAATGTCACGGCAAAGGAAAGCAAGGCGGCAAAGGAAAAGGCCGTGCGCGCTTACTTTGAGAGCAAAAACATCACCGGCGCGAATCTCGACCTTGCGATGCGCGGCTGCGGCGAAGAAATGGCTGCATTGGAGCTGGACGGCGAGAAGATCAAGGACACCAAGAGCCTTGATGCACTTGTAAACGGCACCTACAAGGGGCTTGTCTCCACCACGCAGACGCACGGTGCGAATCCTGCCAATCCCCCGGCGAACACCGGCAGCGCGAATCTGACCAAGGCAGACATCTACAAAAAGGACGATAAGGGCCGCTATGTAATGTCTACTGCCGATCGGCAGAAAGCACTTGCCGAAAATCCTGATTTGATGAACTGAAAGGAGCCTTTAACATGGCAGCAACTAAAGTTGAAACTCTGACCCAGCCCCGTGATTCTCTGCCCAATGTCTATACCAGCGTGACCGCGCGCGAGGTCGACTTTGTTACCCGGTTTGATGACAACTGGGAGGCGCTGAGAAATATTCTGGGCATCACTCGCCCTATCCGAAAGACCCCCGGTACGTCTCTGGTGTCTTACACCGCCAGTATTGACCTGGAGAGCGGCTCTGTTGACCCCGGCGAGGTCATCCCCTACAGCAAGACCACCATCGTGCAGGCGGCAAAGTCTGACCTGACGATTGAGAAGTACGCGAAAGCCGTACCCATCGAAGATGTGAACAAGTACGGCGCGGAAATCGCCGTAGAAAAGTCCGATGACGCATTCCTGACAAAGCTCCAGAATGTTGTTATGGGTAAGTTCTACACCTTCTTGAACACCGGCAGCCTGACCAAGACCGCCACCACCTGGCAGGATGCGCTTGCCAAGGCTCAGGGCGAGGTTCTGAACAAGTTTGCCACTATCCAGAAGGATGTCACCCAGGTGGTAGGTTTTGCCAACATTCTGGATGCCTATGACTATCTGGGTACTGCAAACATCACCGTACAGACCCAGTTCGGCATCAACTACATCAAAGATTTCATGGGCTATTCCACCCTGTTCCTGCTGCCTGCGGCGCAGATCGCCCGGAATAAGGTTATTGCTACCCCCGTGGAAAATATTGACCTGTACTATGTGGATCCCAGCGATAGCGAGTTTGCCCGCCTGGGCCTGAACTACACCGTTCAGGGCGAGACTAACCTGATTGGTTTCCACGCCCAGGGCAACTACAGCACCGCCGTAGGCGAGAGCTACGCGCTGATGGGTATGGCCCTGTGGGCTGAGTATCTGGACGGTATCGCCGTTGTGACCGTAACACCCGCCACCGTGGGGGGCTGATTGAGCCGCTAATGGCAACGGCGCCCGGCAGTGACGCAGACCTTAGCAACTTAACAAAGGCGGAATTGCTTGCGTATGCGGAGGAAAACGGCATTGCTGGGGTTAGCGGCTCAATGAAAAAGGCCGAAATCTATAAAATTGTTGCAGGTAGCTAAAGGAGGCAGCGCAATGCTTGAAAATGTTCTACGGCACTTAAACAACTGGTTCCTTGTGGAGATTCACGAGGGCACGTTCACCGTGGAGAATGGCAGCATTGCGCTGCCTTTTCTCCAAACCAATCAATATTTCCGCATCTGTGGCTCCGTGTTCAACGATGGTCTGCACCAGTATCCGGCAGCTGACCTGACGGATGAAACCTTTACCGGGACGGTGTGGGCGCTGGCGGTGCCAAAGGCTGTTGTTTCCCTTGCCGAAGATATCGCCGCGTGGGAAGAAAAGAACGGGGAGGCCGTTGCAAGCCCGTATCAAAGTGAGAGCTTCGGGGGCTATTCTTACAACAAACGCAGCGCTGGAAGCGACAGCAACGCGTTAAACGGCTGGCAGGGTGCCTTTAAAGGCCGATTGAATGATTGGCGCAAGCTCAAGGGGGTGGAACCATGAGTTTACTGGACGATTTCGCAAGCAAATGCGTGCTGATGGAAAAGACGCGAACGCCGGACGGCGCAGGCGGCTACATAGTTGCGTGGGCCGAGGGCGCGGAATTCCTCAACTATCAGGCGCTTGACACCTCGATGGAGGCCCGAAGGGCGGAAAAGGAGGGTGTGACCTCGGTGTATTCCGCACTGGTCAACAAGACCGTTCCCATCGAGTATAACGACTATTTTCGCGACACGTCTACCGGCAACACCTACCGCGTGACCTCAAACCCGGAGGAAAAGGCCGCGCCGAAGTCTGCAGGTGCAATCATTAAGGCACTGAAATTCTTCACAGCGGAGCGAAAGGAGCTGCCGAAATGACAAAGGACAAGGCGCTTCATGCGTGGTTTTCTCAATTCCTCCCGGCGTATCCAGCCTCCAACGTGCCGGATGACGCGGTTTTCCCGTGGCTGACCTATGAGCTGATCACAGGATCATGGGAGAGCGGTGAGATCGCGCTGACGGTAAATCTTTGGTATTACACCGAGAGCGAGGCGGTACCGAACGCCAAGGCACAGGAGATCGCCGATGCAATCGGCATGGGCGGCTGTATGGTTGCCTATGACGGCGGGGCGATGTGGATCAAGCGAGGCTCCCCGTGGTGCCAGAACATCGCGGATGAAAGCGATAAAAACATCAAGCGGCGGTATCTCAATCTCACCGTGGAATACCTGTCGCAAAACTGATGAAAGGGAAAGATTATGAAATTTACCAAAATTCCTGTTGATACATTTCAGAAATTACAGATCAACGCCGGTGTTTTAACGACTGACTTTACGCCTGCAACAGGCACCATTGGTGAGGCAGGGCAGATCGGCGCGACGACCGGCGGCGTCAACTTCTCGGCGACTCCGGAATACTCGGACTACGGCGAAGATATTGACAACTGCCCCAAAAACACGAAGGAACTGAAAAAGCTCGATTCGTGGGAAGCAAAGGCAAGCGGTACGTTTGTCAGTGCCGATACCGCCATTGCAAAAAGCCTGTGCGGCGCTGCGGACATTGACAGCAGCGACACCACGAAAGTGACGCCGAGAAATGACGTGCTTGAAAAGGACTTTTCGGATATCTGGCTGGTTGGTGACTACTCCGACAAGAACGGAGACGCGAATGGCGGCTTTATCGCAATCCACCTGATGAATGCACTGTCCACCGGCGGGTTCCAGCTTCAAACGGCGGACAAAGGCAAAGGCCAGTTTGCCTTTGAGTATACGGCGCACTATTCTATGAGCGCGCAGGACAAGGTGCCGTTTGAAATTTACATCAAGGCCGGTGCAGCGGAGGCGTAAATGAAACTTTCCGATATTCAGGGCGAGCGCGTCTTTGACGTCATCGCAGATATTATTGATCCTGTCGCAAACATTGCACAGGACAATGCGGCATCTGCGCTTTTCAGGCGCGAACGATTGCCAGAAGGCATGGCGGCAAAAAACTTCTTAGTGTGGCGGGCGAGAAAGTCGCTCCCCGTGCTTTTTAAGGAGCACAAGGGCGATATCATCGCCATTCTCGCTGCCATTGAAGGGGTTAGCGAGGAACAGTACAAGAGCGAATTGAACCTCATCAAACTGATGCAAGACGCAACGGAGCTTTTGTCTGATGAAGCATTTAGCGTGCTTTTTATCTCAGCGCAGAGCGGGAAATCCTCTGGCTCTGCGCAGGAGAATACCGAGGGCAAAGAAGAATAAAGCCGTTCCTGCGATACTGTACGGCGCGGCTCAATGAAAAGGCAAGAAATGACGCATATCGCATTTATGTGACGGACGCGCTTCGTATTGTGGCGGAAAACACGGCCAGATATGCGGGCGGGAACTACATCAAGGCGCGATACGCGGACATTATTGAGCCAAAGAAGCAGGACAACAGGACATGTGAAGAGATTACCGCCGATATTGTCGCGCGGTGCGGATTGGTGGTGAAGCATGAATCTACTTGATTTATTTGTCAAAATCAGCGTAGACGACGGAGACGTAGACAAGGGCTTTTCGGAAACGAGCAGCAAGGCGGAAACGCTTGCTGGCAAACTGAAAGGCGGGCTTGCTACGGCGGCAAAGGTCGGCGGCGCCGCGATTGCAGCGGCAGGCGCGGCTGCGGTTGCCATTACAAAACAGGCCGTAGAAAATTATGGCGAGTACGAGCAGTTGGTCGGCGGCGTAGAAACGCTTTTTAAGTCCTCTGCCGATACCGTGATGCAGTACGCCGCGAACGCATACCAGACGGCGGGTATGAGCGCAAACGAGTACATGAACACCGTGACGGCGTTTTCTGCGTCTTTGCTGCAATCTATGGGCAACGACACGGACGCGGCGGCAGAAAAGGCGAATCTGGCCATTACCGACATGAGCGACAACGCGAACAAAATGGGTTCCAGCATGGAATCTATACAGAACGCGTATTCCGGCTTTGCCAAGCAAAATTATACCATGCTCGATAACCTCAAGCTGGGCTATGGCGGCACGAAGGAGGAAATGCAGCGCCTTTTGGACGATGCGAACGCCTTAAACGCCGCGCAAGGAAACTACACCAACTACACCATCGACAGCTACGCGGACGTCGTTGATGCTATCCATACCGTGCAGACGGAGATGGGCATTACGGGTACAACGCAGCTGGAAGCCAGCACGACAATTCAAGGTTCTATCGCGTCGATGAAAGCGGCGTATGACAACTTTATCACGGGGCTGGGTGACGAAAACGCCGACATGGCGGAACTCACCACGAATCTCTTAGGAAGCACCGTGACGGTTGCGGAAAACCTCTTACCGGTCGTTGAGAAAATCCTTGAAAACATCGGCGTTGTAGTGCAGGAAAAAGGCCCTGAAATGATTGAGAAATTTGTCGGCTATGCCATCGAAAAACTGCCGCAGGTCATTGAGCTGGGCATGAAGATGGTGTTGGCGATCGTCAGCGGACTTGCTAATAATTTGCCGCAGATCGTTCGATCGGTGCTTGACATGATGGCGACCATTGTAAAAACCTTTGTTTCCTCACTCCCCGATATCGTAGGCGTCGGCAAGCAGATTGTGAAGGGCCTGTGGGAAGGTATCAAGGCAATGGGCGGATGGATCAAGGAGAAGGTCGGCAGCTTCTTCTCTGGAATTGTTTCAGGCGTAAAAAGCAAGCTTGGTATCCATTCTCCGTCCCGCGTATTTGCAGGCATCGGCGAGAATATGGCGCTCGGCCTTGGCGAGGGCTGGGACAACGAGTATGACAGCATTAAGCGCGGCATCACTGGCGGGCTGGGCTTCGGCACGGCACAGATCGGCGCGGAGAACTCTTTTGGCGGTCAGATGCGCAGCGCGCTATCTTCCATCGGTAATGTGGGCGGCGATATCAACATTGTTGTGCAGTCCGTGCTTGACGGGAAGGTAATCGGCGAGACGGCATACAAATACAACAGGCAGCTCCAACGAGCAATGGGGGTGTAAATGGATATCATGCTGAAGCTCGGCACGCTGGATGTACACGAGAAGGTGTCCACCTACAACGTGCGGCGAGAGGTGAGCTATAGTAAGGTCATCACAACAATGGATGACACGGAGCACGCGGCCCGCTCGAAGGACAGATACATTGTGGAGACATCATTTTTCCCGATGACGGAAACCGAATCCACTGCATATTACAATGCTTTGATGGGGGATACCGTAAGCGTGACGTTTACCGACCCTTATAGCGGTGCAGACACAGCAAAGACCATGCGCGTAACAAGCGACTTGGAAGCCGCGTTTGCGCTGGTCAGCGTGGATGGCAATCGGCGCTATAAGGGCGGCGCGGTACAGTTGAGGGAGATTTAATGCACAGCGTAAGTGATTTATACTTAACACTGCTTGCTGACCGGAATCATCGTGTAGAAACCAAATTAAGCATTGCGGAGGTGGAATATAGTCAAGGGGACATCGTAAAAAATAGTTTACGAGTGTATGGCGGGCTGTATTCCACCTTTGGCATTGGTAATTGTTCGGCGCGGCAGATCGACGTCGAGTTTTACCCAAAAGATGCGATTCCACGGCAGGCAAAAATTGAAGTATTTGCGCGGCTGGTGCTTGGCGAGCAAGTGAGCGAGTGGATTCCCAAAGGCGTGTTTTTCTTCTCCACGCGCAAGACCGACCGGGTTACGGGTGTTTTGAGTGTGCATGGGTATGATGCGATGCTCAAAGCAGAAGAGACGTGGCTTGACAGCAGCTATGACGCGGAGACGTGGCCGATGCCAGCAGCGACGGCAGTTGCGGACATCGCGGCTCGCATGGGCGTGGCAGTGGATAGCCGCACGGTATTGGATGCGGCGTTTCCGATGCAGTACCCCATAGACGACGAGGGCGATATGACAATGCGCGAGGCGCTGGGGCGTATCGCCGTCGCCAACGCGGGCAACTGGATCATCACGGACGAAGGGAAGCTGCTGCTGGTAGGTCTCAACTCCATGCCCGCTGAAACCAATTATCTTATCACGGAGACCGGCAGCGCCATCACCTTCGGCGGCGTGCGCATCCTCGTGTAAGGAGGGCAATATGGACAAAACCTATTTAGGGCGGCGGCTGGCGGAGTTTTCCCCAGGCATCGCGTCGCAGCCCATTACTAAGGTCGAGCTGCTCGATGAGAACGGCGATGTGGTCGGTGTGTCCGGATCGGACACCGGACGGACGCTGACGGCCTTGCAGCCGGACGGCACGAATGCAATGGCAGCGGCGATCCTCGCCAAAGCCTCCGGCTACAAGCACATCGGCTACGAGGGCAGCAAGGCGCTGCTTGACCCTGCGGTGGAGCTTGGCGACGCGGTGACGGTAGACGGGCTATATGTGCCGCTCATCGCGCTGGACATGACGTTTGATCCGATGCTCGCGCCGGACATCTCCGCGCCGGACGCGGACGAGATTGACGACGAGTACCCTTACAAATCGCCGACGCAGCGACAGATTGAGCGCAACATGGCAAAGACACGCTCGCTTATCACCAAGACCAGCGAGGAGATCATGCTCAAGGTCAAGGGCGTTGATGGGCGCGTGACGTCGCTGTCGACGTCCATTGACGGCATTGAGGCCAATATTTCGAGCCTCAACGGCAGCATTACCAACATCAAGGCCGATATCAACGGCTTGCGCACGACTGTCTCGGGCAAGATCGACGGCAGCATAGCACAGAGCATGATCGACCAGAGCATTGACAAGATCACGCTGAGCGTATCGAGCAGCAGCAGCGGTACGACGTTCAAAATTCTCAGTAATGGTGTTGTCGTTGATTCGACCGGTTCGATCGACTTGCACGTTGACGCCGTCAACATTGACGGCACGCTGACGGCAAGCGAGATCGAGGGCGACACGATCACGGTGCGCAACGACAACGGACGGCGCTGCGGTTACATCTATCCCGAGTACGCCAGCACGGCGGACTACAAAATGACGCTCGAGAGCAAGGCTATGGAGTTGAACGCGACGAGCGGAAACCTGTATCTGTCGGGGAATAACGGAAGATCAGCGCTCAATTTCGACTACGACTTCATCGATTGCCGCGGCGATTTCGCCCCGAATGCAGATAACCGGTACAATCTTGGCGCACCAAATTTTGTTTGGAGCACGATCTATTGCAGCACGAACGAGTTGAACGGGTCCGACCGGAACATCAAGAACAGCATTGAGGCGCTGCCGGTGAAGTACGTGCGCATGTTTGAGCTCGTCGAGCCGAAGCGCTACAAGCTGAACAGCGGCACGAGCGGACGCTATCACACAGGCTTCATCGCGCAGGAGGTAGAGGACGCCATGCGCGCGTGCGGCATTGATTCGCAGGAATTCGCGGGCTGGGCGGCGGCCAAGCTTGATGACGGCAGCGAGACCTATTTTCTGCGGTACAGTGAGTTTATCCCAATTCTGTGGGCCAAGGTGCGCGAGCAGGAAGCGCGGATTAGAAGATTGGAGGCATCGGCATGAAAGAAGCAATGGAACTTTTGAGCAACGCGTTTGACACGCTGAATAACACGTTGGTTTTGGGCTCGGAGGCGGGCAAGATCAGCGTCGTCAAGGCGCAGATTCAAAAGGCTTATGAGATTTTACATCGCGAGGCGGAAGAGCAGGAGAAAGACAAGCGCGAGCTTGTCGCGCTGAAATATCAGCTTGAGGATGCAAAAAAGAAAGCAAAAAAAGTAAAGGACGGCGAAGCCGAAACCGCGAAAGCGCCCGAAGAAAGCGAGGCAACCGATGGCTGATAAAGCAATTTCCGACCTCACGCAAGCGTTACAGATCACTAACGAAGACCAGTTTGTGCTTGAGCAGGGCGGCGAGGCGAAGATGCTGAAAGGCGAAACGCTGCTGAAGTTTGTCACGCTGAGCGTTGTATCGGTCACGGTGACAACGCTGCCCGCAGGAAGCTCAGCAACGGCGACTTACGACAAGTCGACTGGTACGTTGGCTCTCGGTATCCCGCAGGGCAGCAAAGGTGACACCGGCGCAACAGGCGCGACTGGCCCCGCAAACGTGCTGACCATCGGCTCGGTCACGTCCGGCAAGGTGGCGAGCGCGACCATTACCGGAGAAGCCCCGAATCAGGTGCTCAACCTTGTGCTGGAAAAGGGTGAACAGGGTGAACAGGGTAAGCAGGGTATTCAGGGTGAACAGGGTAAGCAGGGTATTCAGGGTGAAATTGGCCCACAGGGCAATCCCGGCACGGATGCTCCCACGATTACCAACATCACCATTCGGCAGAGCGACTATCACCTTATTGTGACGCTGTCGGACGGCACGAGCTACGATGCAGGCTATTGCCGTGGCGCTGCCGGTGCTGGCTCGGGTGATATGCTGGCGGCTGTGTATGACCCTAACAACAAGCATCAGGACATCTTTGCATACGTTGACAATGCTATCAAGGATGTCAAGGTGACTACTGACGCAACGCCTACGCAGGGCAGCGCGAATCCTGTGCAGTCTGGCGGCGTGTACTCGGCGCTCGTCAATAAGCTGGACAAGACCGGCGACGGCAGCAACGTCACGGCGGCATTTACGGCAGCAAGTACTCGCGCAAATGTTGCGACGGGCGAAAAACTCTCCGTGCTGTTTGGCAAAATCGCAAAATGGTTCGCCGACCTCGGCAGTCTGGCGTTTAAGTCCACGGTGGCCAAATCCGACCTTGCAAGAGATGTGCAGACGAGTTTGGGCAAAGCGGACAGTGCTTTGCAGAGCTACAAGGAAACCGACCCGACCGTGCCTGAGTGGGCAAAGGCGGCGACTAAACCGAGTTATACGGCCTCTGAGGTAGGCGCGCTTCCAGACACGACGGTCATCCCGTCCGTCCCCTCCACCACCTCTCTCATCAAGGGCAATGGCTCGGGCGGACTGGCGGCGGCGACACGCGGCAGCGACTACATCGCGAGCGGAAACATCGTCAAGCAGACGCTTGTGGCATCGGAGAGCACACCCACTGAGAACTTCGCAATCAACTGGGTGTACGGCTAAGGAGGCGCGGAGATGGCAAATGCAAAACTCGGCAGTAAAGCCGTCGGCAGTATCGTCAAGCTAAAAGTAAACGGTACGGCCAAAGAGTTCATTGTCGTCCATCAGGGCAAGCCCGGATCGATGTACGATGACTCCTGCAACGGCACTTGGCTGTTGATGAAGGATATCTACGAGAATCGTGTCTGGCAGAGCGGAGACATCAACAAGTACGAAAGCAGCGACATCCACGCCTACCTGAACAGCACGTTTCTTAACCTATTCGACAGCAATATCAAGGACGCCATTAAGCAGGTGAAGATTCCCTATCGCAAGAACGGCGGTTCGGACGGCACCGACCAGAGCGGCGCGAACGGGCTGCCCTGCAAGGTGTTCCTGCTATCCGGTCCTGAAGCCGGCTTGGCTGGCGCAAGCTATATACCGAATGATGGCACTAAGCTGGATTACTTCAACGCGAACACCGGAGTAGACTCCAAGCGCATTGCATATCTGAGTGGTACGGCCACTGCTTGGTGGCTCCGCTCCCCGAGCACCTACAGCGCCAACTACGTGTTGGTCGTCAACTCCGACGGCGGCTACAACGACGACTACGCATCCAACTCGAGCGGCATTCGCCCCGCTTTGATGCTCCCGCAGGACATGGAAGTCGACAGCTCGGGCAATGTCACGCCGCCCCCACCGCCCGCTACACACAAAACTCTCGTCAACGGCACGACCTACACCGTCAAGAGTGGCAAGTGCATGGTGGGCGGCACGGTGTACAACATCCTCAAAGGAAGGACGCTGATTGACGGCACGGGGTATGATATCACGTTTAAGCCGAGCTACGACCCTGTATTTGCCAACAACACGTGGGAGCAAATCATCGCGGCGTGCCACAACAATGCAGTGCCGGAAACGTGGAAGGTGGCAGACCAGAAACCCATGACCATTGGCGGCTCGGACTATCTGATCGACATCATCGGCAAGAACCACGACGACTATTCAGACGGATCGGGCAAAGCTCCGCTGACGTTCCAACTGCATGATTGCTATAAGATAGCAAAGGCAATGCACTCCACTGCTTCAAATACCATGGGTTGGACACAATGCTCTATGCGAGTAGAGCACTTGCCCATTATGTTGAAGCAGATGCCTGCGGACGTACAGAGCGGCATCCGTGAGGTGAACAAAATTTCCGCGAGCAGCGGTCGGAGCCACGTGCTCGTAACTACGAAAGATAGCCTATTCTTACTGAGCGAGGTTGAAGTTTTTGGTAGTTCCATTAACTCCAACTCAGGTGAAGGCACGCAGTACGACTACTACAAAGCTGGTAACAGCACGGTGAAGAACTTTAACGGCAGTGCATACGACTGGTGGGAGCGTTCTCCATCTGCCGGTAGCCCCAGATATTATTGTACTGTCAAAAGCACAGGTAGTTCTATAAACAGTGGTGCAAATGCTATCCGTGGCGTGGCCTTCGGCTTCTGCTTCTAAAGAAGAGAAAGGACTGATTATTTATGGCAATCTACATCAAAGTCAACAACACCGAATACCCCGCAGAGATCAACGGCAACCCCAAAGACCGCTCGTGGGGCGAGCGCGACACCAAGACCATCACACTCACGATGACCTCCGCCGAGGTCGCGGCACTGCTGCCCAACAACACGCCGTGGAGCATCATACAGCGCGAGATGGTGGACGTGTTGAACGAGCAGGACCAGCCCACGGGCGAAACCAAAGAGGTCGTCAACGAGTACGACAACAGCGAGTACAGTCTCGCGGGCGAGATCACGGACTACCGCGACGGCACGGTCAGCGTCAAGATGGGCAAGCCTACGGAATCCGAGCTTTCGGAGGCGACCGTTACGGCGCTGGTCGGTCAGAGCATCACGCCGCAACGAGCCGTGGCACTGCGCCCGGTCATCGAGCAGGCCAGCGCGTCGCTCTCTGACGGCGAGGCGGCGAAGTCGCCCGAGCTGTTCCCGCGCTGGGCGGATCACATCGGCGAGACCGTCAAGCCCGGCGACCGCCGAAGCGATATGGACGAAAGCGGCGTGCTGCACGTCTACAAAGTTCGCGAGGGACAGGGCCACACGACACAAGCGGACTGGGCCCCGCACCTGACGCCTGCGCTGTGGGTCGTGGTCGACGTTACACACGCGGGCACGCAGGATGACCCCATCCCTGCCGCGCGCGGCATGGAGTACACCTACGGCCTGTACTACCTCGACAGCGAGGACGGCAAGACGTACAAGTGCGAGCGTACCGGCGAGGCCGCGGGCGGGAAGATCGTCTTGCAGTATCTGCCACACGAATTGGTAGGGAACTATTTCACGGCGGTCTAAGGCCTCAGAAAGGGAGCGGGATATGGATAATGCAAAGCACTACGATGATGCGGCGATCGCGCTGATCGAAAGCCGATGCAAGAGCAATACGCATCGAATCAACGAGTTGCAGGAGCACCAAACGGCGCTTGACAGGCTGGCAACGTCGGTCGAAGTGTTGGCGACCAAGCAGGAGACCGTCGAGGGCGATGTCAAGGAGATCAAAGAGGACGTGAAAGCCATCACGGGCAAGGCGGGGAAACGCTGGGACGGGCTGGTCGACAAAATCCTCGCAGCGTTGGCGGGCGCGTTTATCGCGTGGCTGCTGGCAGGGGTGGCCTTATGAAGAAGCTGAGAAAGCGGGACAAGTACGTCATCGCGGCAGTGCTCAACCTCTGTTGGTACTGCATTGCGGTGCTCGTATTGACTGCACATGACAAGGTAGTGCCGGACAGCCTGACCGTTGCGTGGTTCGCCGCGTGGACGGCTGAACTCGGCATGCTGGCTGGTATCAAAATCAAAGGAAAGGACGAATAACATGGAACTGATTCGCAAGAGACTGGCAAACCTGATGAGCGTCAAGAGCATCGTGACGCTGGTGCTGACGGGAGTATTTGCGTATATGGCCGTCACGGGCAACATTTCGCAGGACTTTATGACGATCTATGCGGTCATCATCGCGTTCTACTTCGGCACGCAGAGCCAGAAGACGCAGGACGTGATCGACAGCAAGGGTGACGGCGATGTATCATAGTAGGGACATTGCCGACCTGCGGGCGGACGTACGCGCAAACTGCGTCATCTTTCTCGACCTCTGCAAGGAGGCGGGCTTGCCGGTGCTTGTTACCGAGACGGTAAGAGATGACGAGTATCAGCGTTATCTTGCCGCAAACGGCTACGCGGCAAAGACCGCGACGCGCCCGACGTTCCACGGCGTCAAGGCTGGGCTGGCGTTCGACATCTGCAAAAACGTCAAGGGGCATGAATACGACGATGCGTCGTTTTTCGCCCGCTGCGGGCAGATCGGCAAGCAGGTCGGCTTTTCGTGGGGCGGCGACTGGAAGAAATTCCCAGACAAGCCGCATTTCCAATGGGACGACCATATGCGATACACAGGGAGCATGATTTTGGCGGGAAAGTACCCGCCGGAAATGGAGGAGTACATGGATCAGGCAACGTTTAACAAGATGATGGACAGCTATTTGGCGCAGCTCGGCACCAAGCCCGTCTCTTCGTGGGCGGCCAAAGACTGGGCGGCGGCAAAGGCTATGGGCATTACAGACGGCAGCGCGCCGCAGAGACTTATCACGCGGCAGGAAGTCGTGACGATGATCCAGAGAGCGACAAAATAACGTGTCCTAATCGGGCACAGGAAGGAGCGGGCGGCGAAAGCCCACGCGCAAGCGCCTCTGCAAGCCCTACACGGGCATGGACAGTCAGCACAAGCGTATCCGGGCGGAATTATCCGCGATGGCTCCACGACGAGCCGTCGAATATATCTTATCCTTCGAGCTGCCACAGGACGAGGCGGCGTGTATCATCGAGTGCGACGTGCGGCGGAAAAGCTGCGTCCAAGTGGCGTTTGAAAGAAACCTCTCTGTCGATGCGGTAAAGAAGTATCGGCGACGAGCATATCACAAAATTGCATCTGAACTATATGAAAAAAGAAACGGCCTTGCCATTTGGTAAGGGCCGTTTCTTTTTGTGAAAAGTAGGTCGGGATCGACCTGTAAGCACAAAATACCATTTTTCGAGCAAAAATGCAAGAAGAATCATTCGACATTTTCCGACGCACTTTGCATACACTTTACAGGCACTTTTGGGGGCCTGTTTTTTTGTACCATAAAAACAGAATAAGGAAGAAGGTGCGCGAGATGTACGAACGGCTTTTAGCTTGTGGGTTTACCGAGCAAATGGCGATGGACATTCTCGCGCTTTTTCCTGACCCAGACGAGCTGAGAACATACGTATACTTTGCGGAGATGTTTCATGTATAGCTATTTCAACCCGAACCCCAACGGGCGCAATGTGTCGGACTGCACCGTGCGTGCGATCTGCAAAGCGACGGGAAAGGACTGGGGCGAGGTTTATCTCGCGCTGTGCATACAAGGATACTTAGACGGCGACCTCCCCAATGCCAACGCTTGCTGGGGCGCATATCTGCGCAAGCTCGGCTATCGGCGCTATATCGTGCCGGACACCTGCCCTGACTGCTATACAGTCGGTAAGTTTTCCGACGAGCACCCGCGCGGGACGTATATCCTCGCGCTCTCCGGTCATGTGGTGTGCGTGCAGGACGGGACAATCTATGACAGCTGGAACAGTGAGAACGAAATCCCGCTTTATTTCTGGTTAAAAGAAACGGAGGAATGAACATGGCATATCCCTATTTCAACCCCTATTATCCTCAGCCGATGCCGGACAATCTTATGCAGATGCGGCAGATGCAGCAGCCTCAGATGCAGCCTCAGATGCAGAACCCCATCGCGCAGGGCGGCGTGCAGGGGGTAAGCGGCGAGCAGGAGGCAAGAGGCTATCTTATCGCGCCCAACTCTGCCGTAGCGTTGTGGGATTCCACCGCTCCCACCGTTTACCTCAAGCAGGCGGACGCAAGCGGCAAGCCGACGCTTAAGATTTACGACCTTGTAGAGCGCGCAGAAACGCCCCGTACAGCGCCGCAGGAAAAGGGCGTGGAATTTGTCACGCGCAAAGAATTTGACGCTCTGGCGGCGCTTGTGGGCGAAATAAAGGGCAAAAAGAAGCGCAAGGTTGAGGAGGACGAAGACGATGAATAATCCGTTTATGGCTGCGCTCGGCGGCGGGCAGATGCCGGGTCCGATGGGAGAGTTGATGCAGCTCAAACAGAAATTCCAGCAGTTCCAAAGCGGCTTTCAAGGAAACCCAAAAGAAGAAGTCAATAAGCTCCTGCAATCTGGCGCTATGAGCCAGCAGGAATTAAACCAACTGCAAACGATGGCGAAGCACTTCGAGCATTTATTCCATTGATCTTATCGTGGCCACGATTTGATAAATAAAATTTTGAAAGGAGAGATAATATGTCTCTTTCCGACGGTGCTCCCATGATGACTATGCCGGTCGCCCCCGCAAATAATTACGGCGGCGGTATGGGTATGTGGGGCGATAACTGGATCTGGATCATTGTGCTTTTCCTCTTCGGCTGGGGCCGCAATGGCTGGAATGGTAACGGCAATGGCGGCGGTGTGATGGACGGCTATGTTCTGACCTCCGACTTTGCGAGCGTAGAGCGTAAGCTTGACAGTATTGCAAATGGCATTTGCGATTCCACGTTTGCACTCAACAATGCCATTACCGGCGGCTTTGCTACGACCACGCAGGCTCTCAACAGCGGTTTCCAGACTGCCGAGCTGTCCCGCGCAAACCAGCAGGCGGCGCTGATGCAGCAGCTCAACGCCATGCAGATGCAGGCTCAGGAGTGCTGCTGCGAGAATCGCGCGGCTATCGCGCAGGTGCGCTACGACATGGCGGCGCAGGCGTGCGACACGCGCAACACAGTGCAGAACGCGACCCGCGACATCATTGACGCGAACAACCAGAATTCGAGAGCAATCTTGGACTTCCTGACGCAGAGCAAGCTCTCTGACCTTCAGGCCGAGAACCAGGGCCTGAAGCTGGCGGCAAGTCAGGCGGCGCAGAACAGTTATCTGGTTTCGCAGCTGCGTCCCTCGCCTATTCCGGCATACACGGTGCAGAATCCCTATTGCTGCAACCAGTATGCGGCTTGCGGCTGCTGACAACTGCATAGCATAGCTTCTCGGTCACCATGTTGGTGACATCACCGAGATGGTCGGCCCCGTGCCGATACTAACGAAAACGCGGCGGGGCAATAGCCCTGCCGCTGTATTTTAACCGGGTCGATTTCGACCCCTTTAGAAAGGACTGATTTTGTGAAAACAGTTGACGAAATCAAGCGGGAATTTGTCGATCACATTGCAACTCTGGACAAAAGCGAAATGAGCATGTACGAGCTCTGCAATTATGCCGATCTTTTGCGTAAAGCAGACGAATTGTTTGCACCCAGCTACGCAGAAATGATTGCAAATGGTGCATTTGCCCCTTTTGGGGTAAATCAGAGGAAGGAGTGATACCAGTATGGCTGAGTTTAGTAATTCTAGCATTGTTTTGGTCTCTGCCGGGCAGAACGTCCCACTGACCGAAACGGCGGTCAATAGCAAGCCGTGTATCGTTCACCGCGAGGGCGCTGGCATTGCCACGCTGCGAGGTTTAACGCAACAGTGCAAGGCTCGTTTTCGCGTAGCCTTTGGCGGCAACATCGCTATTCCTACCGGTGGCACGGTCGAAGCCATTAGCGCGGCACTTGCTGTCAACGGCGAACCACTCAACAGCGCAACCGCCATTATCACCCCGGCAGCAACGGACAACTATTTCAATATTTTTGTCAGCGCCATTGTCGAAGTTCCGCGCGGCTGCTGCGTAACTGTTGCAATGGAGAACACGAGCACGCAGGCAATCAACGTGGCTAACTCAAATATGACGATTGACCGCGTGAGCTGAAAGGAGAATGGACATGAGCAAGAAAGCAATGTATGATCTGCGCAATATGCTGTGTGACGAACTCGACGAGCTGGCACGTAAGGGCGAGCTTGGCGCGGGCGACCTCGAAATTGCGCACAAGTTGACGGACACCATCAAGAACATCGACAAGATTGAGATGTTGGAGGACGACGGCTATTCCCGCGATGAAGACTATTCTCGCCGCTATTCCCGCGACGGAGACTGGCAGTCGGGTATGCGCGGCGCTTATGACCGTGATATGTCCAATGCGAGACGCGGTACGCACTACGTCCGTGGACACTACTCCCGCGACGGCGGCATGGAAAATATGAAACGCCAGTTGCAGGAAATGCTGGACAACGCCGACGATGAAAGCATCCGCAGAGCCATCCAGCGCTGCATGGACACGATTGAGGGCTAAAGGGGGTGCGCCCCTATGGTCGACGAGAATGAGGTCAATCGCTGGATAGCTCGCCTTGAAACAGAGGAATCGAGTTGGACAAACTATGAGCGCCTTGCCGTGCTGTATGCCATCCGTGACCAGCAAAACGGCAGCAGAGAGAGGGCTTTGCCAACGGCATACTCCGCAGCACCCGCGCCGGCCAACGTCGAAACATACGGCGATAGCGATTTTCTGCGCGCAGTGGCAGATGTTCCGCCGGGCAAGGCGTGGGTGATTATGGACGAGCTGATGGACAGTTTGAAAATTGTGAACGAGCGCGTCTATAATAGCGTCATGCGCAAGCTCGAAAAATGAGAATACCCCCGTCGTAAGGCGGGGGATTCTTTTGGGCATAATTTACCTTTAAGAACACGAAGGTCAAATATGCCTAACGTGGCGTTACAAAAAACGCGCCGTCGTCATCTGCATCAATTCTCCGGATAAAGCGCGTCCAGAATTCCTTTTTTTCTTCTCGCAAGTATGTATCATATTCCGCCAGCCCATTTCGCAGCGCATCAAGGTTTGTCTTCGGCTTTTCCTCTACCGCTTCAAGGGATTTCTTTAATGTGGTGTACTCTTTCTTGTATTCGTCCAACTCAATCAAGTCGTTAAGATAAAGCGTTTTCAGCTTATCCATTTTCTTTCGTATCGCGTCCGCGCTTTGCGTGGGCTTTTTTTCTGCCTTTTTATAATAGCGATTGTTTCGCTCGGCAATTCCTTCAAGCTCATGCAATAAATAAGCTTCCAGCGCATCTTCGCGAATCCTCTTTTTGTGCTGGCACGCGGAGGTGTCAAGCATTCGCGTCCGGCATCGGTAGTAGGTATAGATCTGCTTTGCCGTTTCCGACTGCATCGTTTTCCCACACTCTTTGCAATGCAACAAGCCGGAGAACAGATAAACGCGATCTGTCTCAATTCCTGCGCAGCGCTGCGACCGCTGGCGGAGAATATCATTTACAATGTCAAAATCCTGCTTGCTCACCAGAGCGGGACAGGCATTCTCGATGCCGTACACCTCGCCGATATAAAGCCGGTTCCGGAAATAGTTTACATATTTGGTATACGCCCTGTCAATGCCCCACGTCTCAAGCATATAGCGCTTTACGCCAAGCACGCTTTGCAGCCTGATATACGCCGCAAACATATCTCGCGCGGCATCTGCCGTGCCGTTATCGATCTGGTATTGCCTGCCCTTGATGATATACCCTAAAGGGGCTTTTGACCCTGCCGGTTGGCCTTTTGCGCGTTTGCCGTCGTTGATAAATTTGATTCGCTCGCTTGTGCGGTCGGCTTCGTCCTGCGCGACGGAAAGCATGATGTTGACCTTTAATCGCCCGGACGCAGTGCGCGTTTCGTAGTCCTCTTCCGTCGCTTGCCATGTCACGCCGTACTGGTCAAGCCGCGTCTGCACGTCGTAGTACCCGGCGACATTGCGGAACCATCGATCAAGCTTGATAAACAAAATCGTGTCGACCTTCCCCGCCTTGCAATCATCCAGCAGCCGCAGGAGCGCGGGGCGCTTTTTGTACGGTTTTCTAGCGGAAATTCCCGCGTCCTCGTATATGCCTGCCACGGTCATTTTATTCGCTTTTGCATATCTTATCAGCGCGTCCCGTTGCTCTTGTAATGACAGGCCATGCCGCGCCTGCTCCTCGCTCGAGACGCGGATATACAATGCCACTCTCATAAAATCCCACTCCAATCAATGTACAAACACCACGCGGCCAGCAGAACGATAATGGCAAACATTATAGCAATCACGACGTTTCGGATACGCACTCCACGCCGCATGATCTCAATCATGTCTGCTTTTGCATCAACATGGCGTTCCAGCTCATCATTCCGCGCTTGCAAAGTTTCCTCGGTCGGCGTCAAGTGTTCGGAAATTCCGAACACCTCATCAAGGGATATCCCAAGCGCTTTGCAGATCGGCGCGACGGTGTAGATCGACGGAGATTTAGAAAACTTGGAAAAGAAGTTCTGCACGGTGGACAGCGGCACGCCGGAAGCGTCGGAAATGTCTTGATAGGTCAGTTTCAATTCTTCTTTACGGATTCTGCACACTTCTTGAATGTTCATTTACGTCACCTTAATCTTTTTCGATTTTCGCGCCGCGAAGTTGCAAGATGAGGACTTGTCGAACCACGTCGAGCGCTGTCTTATTGCAATGTTTCGGTGTTGAATTGCCAAGGTAAAGCGGAGTATGGTCAAAACAAGCAGCGGCGACCGCTTCCCGCTGGCTGCAAAAAGGCACTGCCGTTTGTTGCAGAGGGCGGCAGTGCCTTTAGTTACTTATTGCTTCTCAAGTTTTACAGTCTGCGTAACTCCCATAGCAGACACTTCGTAACTGATTACGCCGCCCTGATAGGTAAACGTCTTGGTGTCATCGCCGCTGGCGAGAATTGCCATATCGGTCTGGTCTTTATCATTTTCCGATTCCCAGGTGTACGGCTCATCCGCCGTGGTAGGGGCATCGAAAGAACCGGCCCAATAGAGGGCTTTTGTGTCTCCGTTATCAGATACCCAATACACCTCAATGGCATCTCCGGCAATAGTAGCGGCCTGCCATGCGTCCTCTGCATCGCTGTTTGTCTGCTTCCATTCTCCAACGAGATCGGGCGGAGTTCCCGGCTCGTTTTCGGGCTCGGACTGATTTGTTTTCCCGCAGGCGGTTAACATGCCGAGCGCGAGAACCGAAGACAGCGCGATAAGCAAAAACTTTTTCATTTCAACTCTCCATTTTCTTATATTTTCGACTGCACAAAGTGCAATAATCGACATATAGCCCCGTTACTATAATTATTTGGAGGGACACAAAATGTTGCGCGAAGAAGAAAACCATTCTATTCTTATTAGAGAGCGCCTAAAATCTGAGGTGCTATCACTTACTGACAGTCAGGTGGAATATGTTTTATGGAGGTTGGAATGTTTATTGCAAGAAGAGAATTAAATGATCTGCGGGAAGAAAACCGCAAACTTAAAGAACAACTTGCGGCAGAGCAAGAGAAGACGCGCCGATCTGCCATTATTGATAAGGCTGCTCTCCCACAGTGCAAAAGCCTTGCTTGCGCTGGATGCAAGTATGTTGTAGGACGGTACACCATTAGGAATGGATATTATATCCTTGGATGCGGGAAAGATAATCCTTGCAAAGAGTATGAACCGAGCGAGCTAACAGCAGAAAAGGTTGAATCTATCCGAGAAGCGCTGCTACAGCAATGGCAGTCGTAATAGCGTAAGGGATCCAGAACATAAAAAGCTCTTTCCGCTGTTTCTCAATATAATCCCGACCGGCTAAAGTGATGCGAACAAATTCTGTTGCATCAACGCTTCCTCCCGCGCCGTCTGCGGTTCCGCCCTCATCAAATATCGTTACCATCTTATCCATTTTAAGATAAGTAACATACTTGTTGGGCTGGTTAGGTTTAATCGGTTTGGAATCGTCTTTTTTAGTCAGCTGGTTTATTTCGTCCATACTGATTGATTCAGAATTATATAGTTTTTTCAAAATTTTATAAGCGGTCTTTTCCATACGTCACTTATTTTCCTTTGCCCATTCCACGACACCTAAAAGTTTGGTGCATTGTTCATCGGTCAAATTCGCAATAGCGTCATATAGTTTTTGCCGCGCTGCGCTTAAGCCCTCGCCCTCTGTGGCGGGGGCTTCTTTTTTCCCCTCGGCCTCGACCGTCGGGTCGTCAGTCTCGCCTTTGAGCCATGCGACGGAAACGTGATATTCATCGGCGATCTGATGGAGCTTTTTCTTGTAAGATTGGCTTGTCCCATTTATCCACATAGAGACAATGTCGCCACTGCCATATCCGATGCTTTGGGCAAAGGTTTTTTGGGACCCTCTTTTTATTTTCCCGTTTTCATGGGGCAGAAGCGACAAAATGCGGGTAAGTGTAACATCCATAACAATCGCCTCAAAAATTTATGCAGTATAACAAAACTTATAAAATTCGGTTAAGCTGATTGACAAACCGAATTTTATGAGTTATCATTGTATCAAACCAAGCGGAAAAGGGTGCAAAAAACTCAGCCCCCTCAAAAAGCGGCTTTCTACAATTTCTTTTGGCGAAGCTATTGTATCCCCGTTTTTAGAGGTTGTCAAGCATGAAACCTCATGTTTATGAGTTTTCCGATTGGTGTTGACTGCGGCAGGGAAAACATAAGACCGGCAGGAGCGCTATTCCCACCGGCCAATGTCCAAATTTGTTTACCCAATGCCCCTTGCAGGCTTTCGCCGCCTGCAATAGCGCTACAGGTTCTTCAGGAGCCTTACCACTTTCGCAGTTTTGGTTCTGCGCATTGCCTTCTCGCTGGTAAGCCATCGGGAGTACCCGATACGGTGGGATATGATTACTGGCATATCACCGTGAGTTTTAACCTCTTCACTGAGTGCTCCGCCGTATCAGTTGCTACATTTAGCCAGTTTAACGCGCTTTGGCACCGCTGTTGCGACCCGACGGGAAGGGAACAGGCAAAATCAAAAGGTTGGTCAAGAAAACCACCTCCCTTGAATTTGCCCAAAGAGGGCTAACGGCAGTATAGCAAATATCCCTGCCGCAGTCAATGAAATCTCAAATTAGAAACGGAGGTAAAAAAGTTGGATTTGAAAGAGCTGCGAAACCTTGCAAACCTGACGCGAAAGCAGGTTGCGCGAAAGCTGAACATCGATGTGTCCTGCGTGTCGCATTGGGAGCTGAATGACTGGGCCCCGCCGCAGAAGCACTGGCGCAAACTGGCGAAGATGTACAACGTGACCGAATCGGAAATCAAGATGCTCGCCGACGAGATCAGAGAGGGCAATAAGGTGGGCGCATGAACGAACTAATTAAAATCACTTATAACAATGACCGCCCTGCGGTTTCGGCGCGAGACTTGCACGACTTCTTAGAAGTCGACACCCCTTATCACAAGTGGTTTCCGAGAATGTGCGAGTACGGATTCACCAATGGCGAGGACTTTTTAGTTACGGACAATTTTGTCCCTAACTCAGCAGGAGGCCCGCAACATCAGAAAGACGCCGTGCTTACCATTGACATGGCGAAAGAGATTTGCATGATCCAGCGCAACGAAAAGGGCAGGCAAGCCCGCCAGTATTTCCTTCAAATCGAAAAGGACTGGAACAGCCCAGAGAAAGTCATGGCCCGCGCGCTGCAAATCGCAGGAGACAAGCTCAAGAAACTTGAAAGCAAGATCGAGGCCGACGCGCCGAAGGTGCTTTTCGCCGATGCAGTCAGCGCAAGCAAGACTTCAATCCTCGTCGGCGAGCTGGCGAAGCTGCTGAAACAAAACGGCGTGGATATCGGGCAGCATCGGCTATTCCGATGGATGCGTGAAAATGGTTATTTGATTCGTCGCAAAGGTCTGGATTTTAATATGCCGACGCAGAAGTCAATGGATTTAGGCCTTTTCACCGTCAAAGAAACGGCAATCACGCATTCCGATGGCACGGTGACTGTGAGCAAGACAACGAAAGTGACCGGGAAGGGACAGCAGTATTTTATCGAAAAATTTCTTGCAGGGTAAAGAAATTGCCCCGCCCAATGTTGCAGCATCGAGCGGGGCGGGTGGGACAAATCTCACCACAAGATATTGTGTCCGTGCTTATTGTAGCACGGAGGGAAGGAAAAGGCAATGAGAAAAAAGCCAGAGTACAAAATCATTTGGGTCACGCCCCCAGACCCTGAAAAGCTGGGGACGATCATGGGCGAGATTTACGCACGCGGTCACGGCCTTGAGTTTGTCGGCCTTGTGCCGAACGAAAAGAAGGGAGAAAAGCATGGCTGATACGTTGTTTTTTGGCGGCATCGCCGCTGCGGTGATTGCGCTCAACGGCTGCGACTTCAAGACGGGGCTCGCCGTCATTGGCGCGTGCGCGGTGTGCAAGGTGCTGTATGAGCTGCTGCCGTTTATCGACAGGGGGTGCAGACGATGAGACGGCACGACAAGCGCACGAGAGAGCAGCGCAAGGCGGATGAATCGGCGCTGTTTGCGGCGGCGTGTTTGGGCGCAACGATCCTTTTGATCGTGATCTCAATCCTCGCCACCAGCGCGCAGGCGGTCGATGCGGAACCGGAAGAAGCGCCCATCGTAGAGGAGTATGATCCCGCGTGGGACATTCCCGCGACTGAAAGCGCGGTGTGCAATGACGTTTTTCTCGGCGAGTTTACGCTAACGGCTTATTGCCCCGGGCGCTGCTGCTGCGGCAAGTGGGCGAGCGGCTACACCGCCACCGGCACGCTGGCGACCGAGGGACGCACGATCGCGGTCGACCCGAAGGTGATCCCTTACGGAACGCATGTCCTGCTGATCTGGCCGGACGGTACGCAGCACAGCTACATCTCGGAGGACTGCGGTGGCGGTATAAACGGGAACCACATCGACGTGTTTTTCAACGACCATCAGGCGGCGCGCGTGTTCGGCGTGCAGAGCGCGATAGTGTATTTGGAGGCGGAGGAATGATCTATCGCTGCATGTGCTGTCACCTCATTTTTGACGATCCGGACGTTATGCGGCGGCGCGAAAATCTTGACGGCGAGCGCGGATATGCCCTCGTGACGGAAAAGTTCTGCCCGGACTGCGGCGCAGAGGAAATGTATTTTGAAGAATTGGAGGAGACCGAAGATGGATAACACCCTGATGAAAGTGACGCAGCTCCCCGTGATTGAGGAGCATTTGATGAGCCGGAAGGAGCAGACGGAGCAGCGCGTCGCAGAGGCAATGAGCCTTGTCTGCACCGACGAGACCTTAACCAGCGTGAAGAACATTCGCGCCGAAATGAACCGCGAGTTTGCCGATGCCGAGACCCAGCGCAAGGCCATTAAAGCCGCAATCATGGAGAAGTACGACAGCTTCGAATCCGTCTACCGTGAGTGCATCGCCGACCCGTACAAGCGCGCCGACGCAGACCTGAAAGCCAAGATCGACGCGACGGAAATCGAGATCAAGAGCCGCTGCGAGGAAATGCTGCTGGGCTATTTTCGGGAGCTGTGCGCGGTCAACGAGATCGACTTCCTTTCGTTCGGGCAGACCGGCGTTAAGGTCGATATGGCGAGCGCCAGAGCCAAGACGCCGAAGAAGCTCATGGAGCAGATCAAGCTAAAGGTGGACGGCGTGGCGCAGGACATGAAAACCATCGGCACGATGGGCGAGAACGCGCCGGAGATCATGGTGGAGTACAAAAAGAACCTCGACCTCTCGCTTGCGATCTCCGTTGTCAACGAGCGTCACCGCCGCGCCGAGGAAGAGCGCGAGGTCGTGAAACGCCGCACGGAAATGGAGGAGGCCCGTGCTGCCGGAGCACCCGTCCGCGAGGATACCGGCGCAGCGGCCCCGCAGGTCGTCCCGAAGCGCGTGGAGCAGGCGGCGGTCGAACGCCTCACGGTGTCGTTCCGCGTGACCGATACGCGCGAGCGCCTACGCCTTTTGAAGCAATTCCTTGTCAGCAATGGCTATCAGTACGAATGATTATTTGAGGAGGACATTACGATGAACGAAATGCAGACCTACAACAGCACCGAAGTTGTGAGCGCCAAGAGCGTGAACACCGAAATGATGATCTCCCGTCAGGCACAGGAAGTGCAGGCGGCAATGGTCGTCGCCAAGCGTTTCCCTCGTGACGAGATCGAAGCGAACAACCGCATTCTCAACGCCTGCAAGCGCAAGAGCCTTGCCGAGCGCGCGATCTATGAATACCCGCGCGGCGGCGAGAATGTGACCGGCCCGTCGATCCGTCTCGCCGAGGTCATGGCGCAGAATTGGGGCAACCTCGACTTCGGCATTACCGAGCTGGAGCAGAAGAACGGCGAGAGTACCGTCATGGCCTACTGCTGGGATTTGGAGACCAACACCCGCCAGACGAAGATCTTCACCGTGCCGCATATCCGCTACACCAAGAAAGGCAGCGTTGCCCTCACCGACCCGCGCGACATTTATGAAATGGTCGCCAATCAGGGCGCGCGCCGTATGCGCGCGTGCATTCTTGGCATTATCCCCGGCGACGTGGTAGACGCCGCTCTTGCGGCGTGTACCAAGACGATGATGGGAAAGAGCGATGAACCCATGATCGACCGCGTACGCAAGATGGGACAGGCGTTCAAGGATGACTTCGGCGTACCGATGGAGTGCCTTGAAAAGTACATCGGCTGCAAGGCCGAAGCGTTCACGGCGCAGAGCATCGTGCGCCTGCGTAATGTGTATACCTCACTGAAAGAGGGACGCGCGAGCCGCGAGCAGTATTTTGATCTCCAGACCGTCGAAGTGGACGAGACCACAGGCAAGGTCAAGGACGAGCTGCCCGCTCCCGCTGACGCCCTCGGTACGCCGGACGACGGAAAGACCGGCACCACCAAGCAGGTGAGCATGAATGATCTGTAAGGTCAAGGTCATTTCGACCGGCTCCAAGGGGAACGCCGTACTGCTGAATGATGAAATACTCATTGACTGCGGCGTTCCCTTTCGGGAACTCGAACCATACTGCAAGGGATTGAGGCTCGTCCTGCTGACGCATGTTCACGGCGACCACTTCAACCCCGAGACCATCAAGCGCCTGCACTTCCTGCGCCCTGCGCTGCGCTGGTGCGTCCCTCCGTGGCTCATGGAACCGATGGGACGCATCGGCGTGGACCGCCGCGTGACCGACGAGGGCATGGCATGCCATGTGCTGTTCTACTCCTGTTCCTTTCTCTACCCCGTCTGTGTGTCCTACAATTCCATTCCTCACGATGTTCCGAATTGTGCGTGGCATATCGAATTTGCAAACGGCGAGCGCGTGTTCTATGCGACGGACTGCGCCTCGCTGGACGGCATTGTGGCGCAGGACTACGACCTTTATCTGATCGAAGCCAATTACGGCGAAGAGGAGATACAGGAGCGCATGAAGCGCAAGCTGGAGGCGGGAGAATTCAGCTATGAGAGCCGCGCGATGGAGAGCCATCTATCCCGCGAGCAGGCGCGCGCATGGCTCGCCCAAAACGCCGCCATCGGCAAGAGCCATGTGCTCTATCTGCACCAACACCAAAGCGAGGAGGAATTGAAATGAGCATGAATCGAATCTGCCTGATGGGACGCATCGGGCGTGACTTGGAGCTGAAAAAGACGAACAGCGGCGTATCCGTTGTGTCGTTCCCTCTTGCCGTTGATCGCAACGGCAAAGAGGGCGGCACGGACTGGATCGACGTTGTCGCATGGCGCGGCACGGCAGAAGTGCTCTGCAACTACGCCGATAAGGGTCGCATGATCGGCGTCGAGGGGCGCTTGCAGATGCGCGACTGGACGGACAAGAACGGCAACAAGCGTAGGAGCTACGAGGTGCAGGCTGACAGCGTGTATTTCGCGGACAACAGGCGCTCGGAGGGTAACAACACCGCCGCACCGCAATACGCCGCAGAGAGCGCCGCAGGCGGCTTTGCAGAGGTCAGCGAGGACGACGGCGAGCTGCCGTTTTAAGGGAGTAGTCTATGGCAAAGAGCGGGATCGATTACTTTCCGCTTGATGTCACATTGAACGCAAAGTTTGAACTGATAGAAGCAGAATTTGGCTTGACAGGATTTGGTGTAGTCGTTCACTTGCTGCAAGAGATTTACGGCAAGGCGGGTTACTACATTGAATGGACAGAGGAGGTTGCGCTTTTGTTCGCCCGCAAGGTCGGGTTGGGTGGGAGCGTCGTTTCCGAAATAATAGAGGCTTCTATCAGACGAGGGATGTTCGACAAAGAGAAGTATGACAAGTACCACGTATTGACCTCTAAAGGCATACAGGAAAGGTACTTCGAGGCAGTCAGCCGCCGTAAAACTCTCGAAGTCGATTACAACATCCTTCTGGTTGATGTTGCCCAAATTTTGCCCAATGTTTACATTTCTGCGAAAAATGTAAACATTTTTTCAAAAAATGCTGACATCGAACGACAAAGTAAAGTAGAGAAAAGTAGAGTAGAGAAGAGTAAAGAAGAGTACATATTATGCGCTGAGCCGCAAGCGGCTGACGCGCCGCCGGTGATTTCTTTGCCGCTGAATGACGGAACGTTCTATGACGTGTCGGAGAACGACAGGGCCAAATGGTCGCAGCTCTATCCGAACGTTGACGTTCTGCAACAGCTCAGAAACATGGCGGGATGGTGCGACGCGAACCCTACCAAGCGAAAGACACGCGGAGGGATTAAACGTTTCATCACCGCTTGGCTTGCCAGAGAGCAGGACAAGGGCGGCAAAGCGTCGCAGAATAAGCCGTTTGTCGGAGGCGATGTATTCGCCGAGATGTTGGAGGAGGAAAAGAACCGTGGAAAGAGCTGACGTAATTAGCCTTTTGGGGCGATTAAAACAGGCTTATCCGCAGGCCTATGCCAAGATGCCCCGCACAGAAGCCGAAGAGCTGGTTTCCCTCTGGTCGGACATGCTGGGCAGTGAAGACCCTGCCGAGGCGATGGACGCAGTAAATGCGCTGATTGCTGAGGATACGAGGGGATTCCCCCCGAAAGTCGGCCAAGTGCTTGCAAAGATCAGGGGCGCAGCTTACCCGCACGTCTCGGTGGCGTGGATGAAGCCATACATCGAGCGGATAGCCGAACAGGAGGCGTTCATGCCGAGCGTATCGCGTTATGCGCGGGAACACGGGCTGACGTGGGAAGCGGCGGCTGCCGAAATGGCAGGCGGTGCGCCGTGAGCGGGTATCGCGGGGGCATTTTCAAGTGCCCGTTTTACTCGCGGGACTACCGCGACTATCTCAACTGCGAGGGTGCGCAAGTCAAGCTACCGAAAGAAGAGCTGGACGAATACACGCGGCGCTACTGCGCCAACGAAGAATGGCGGCGCTGCCCGATCGCTCGGGCGCTGACGCTGCACTACGAAAGGACGGAGAACCGATGAGCGAAAGAAACAGAGACAAGGTAAAACGGCTTGAGCACGAGCTCGGCAGATACCAGAAAAAAGTCGGCGAGCTGATGAAAGCGAATGCGAAGCTGCACGAGGATATAAAAGGGCTGAACCAGCTGCGCATGGCGTTCGACGCTTGGATTATCCAGATCGCGCTTGCCTACGGCGAGGCAGTGAAGGACCCCGACACGGGAGAAGATATCCCACGCATGAAGGCGCTCCACCTCGAAAGGCCGAAGGTGAACCCGTTGCTTGGGCAATACGAGATTCACCAGCGCGTCGATGAGAAGAACATGATGCACATTGCGGTCGGCCTGCGGGACGACCCCTCGGACAGCAAGGAGGAGGCACACGATGGCGCTGACATCAGCTGACCTCGCGAGGCTGGGGCCGCAGGCGCAGAAGCAGGTGCTTGACAAGCTGGCAGGCACGCAAAAGCCGAAGAAAAGCAAGTACGGCAATCGATTTACGCCGCGCGTTATGCCTAACGGGAAAGTGCATGAGTTCAAGAGTGCCAAAGAGGCGAGGCGTTATGACGAGTTGGCCTTGATGGAGAGGCAAGGGCTTATTCGAAATTTGCAGATAGAGCGATCTTTTACACTGCAAGAGACCTACATCTGCTCGGACGGATCACGCGTTAAGCCAGAGAGATATTTTGCGGACTTTGTCTATGAACGGCCTACCGCGCCCGACTGCAACGGGCAAGTCTACTGGCTGCAAGAGGTCGAGGATGTCAAGGGGAAACGGACGCAAATGTATCTCAGAAAGAAAAACGAAATGTTGGCGAAGTATGGCATCACGATCCGCGAGGTGTGAGATGAGTTTTGAACACTGCCACAGCTGCAAGTCGCCAACGCGGCATGTAGGCTGCCACAGCGATTGCCCGTACTATCAGGCGGATATTGCCAAGTATAACGAGGCGAAGGAAGAGGAAGCGCGCCAAACGCAGGAGCGCGGTGCCTATTGGGGCGCGCGGCAGTTTAAGACGCGGCGCTATCAACGAACGAAATGAGGGAGCAAGAAAAGATGGTCACAAAAATGGAATTAGGTCATCGCATCCGCGATTTGCGCAAGAAGAAAGGTCTTTCACAGTTGTCCTTTGCGGCGGATATTGACGCGCCGCAAAGCACCGTCGCTTTATGGGAAACGGGGAGGTGTTACCCGAGGTTAGAATCGCTTGGGAGATTGGAGAAGGCGTTCGACGTCCCCGTAAGCGCGTTACTGCTCGAGAGCGGAATACCGAAGGGCGTTCCGACTGAGCAGGAAATCGGCAAGCGTATTTTGGCATGGCGTAAGCTGCGCGGGATGACCTTGCAGCAGCTTGCCGACAAGGCGGGCGTCGGGCTGACCACGATACATAACCTCGAAACCGGACTGTGGTACGCGAAAATGCCGACGTACCTGTACATTGCCGAAGCGCTGGGCGTGTCGCTTGACGCACTGATCTACGGGGAGGTACACGCATGAGCAAGATTGTGAGACCAAAAACGCCGTTTGAGTTCTGCACTTATCCGGTGCTCAAGGAAGCGTTGGAAAAGATGAACTATAACCAGACAGAGCTGGCGCAATACCTCGGCACGTCGCAGTTTACGGTGTCGGCGTGGGTGCGCGGCGACCGCGATACAACGGTGCGGCTGCTGCTGGCGCTGGAAGACTTGACGGGGATGACGTTTCGGGAAATGTTCGGAGAATGCGAGGGGAGAAGATGAAGCACCTCGGCGATATTACGAAAATCAATGGCGCGGAGATCGAGGCCGTGGACGTTATCACGGGCGGATCCCCGTGCCAGGATTTGAGCATTGCAGGAAAACGCGCCGGATTGGCCGGCGCAAGGAGTGGATTGTTCATGGAACAGATCCGCATCGTGAAGGAGATGAGAGAACGTGACAGAGCGAACGGACGGACAGGTGACATGGTCAGACCTCGGTTTATGGTCTGGGAAAACGTGCCCGGAGCATTTTCAAGCAACAAAGGGCAAGACTTCGCGGCAGTCCTCGAAGAGATCATCCGCATCGCACAGCCGGAAGCCCCCGATATTGAAGTGTCTGAAAAGGGTTGGAACACCTGGGGGGGGTACCACGATGAAGTGGGAGGACGATGGAGCGTGGCTTGGCGAGTGCATGACGCGCAACACTGGGGAGTCCCCCAACGCCGCCGTCGTATCTCGGTTGTCGCAGATTTTGGAGGCGACACCGCAGGCGAAATACTCTTTGAGCGCAAAAGCGTGTCAGGGCATCCTGCGGAGAGCGGAACGGCGCGGGAAAGACTTGCCGGAAACGCTAAAAGCGGTGCTTCTTATGCAGTCCGAATTAGAGGGGGCTGTGACGGAGGAGGAAAAGGTGCTTTAGTGCAGGAGGACAAAAGCGGCACGCTTGGCACCGGCAACGATCAGACGATTTTCTGCATGGCGACACAGCAAGGCGGGGCCGAACTTCGGACAGACGACAGATTACCCACACTGACCGCAGCGGCGGGCATGAGCGGAAACAATCAGCCGGTTGTATGTGCCGTTGATTGCCGGAACTTCTGCGAGGGAGGCGAAACAAACGGGACGTTACAAGCAAAAGAAAGCAGAGGGCAAAGCCTGAACCTGAATAATACGGTCATGCAAAACATGGTGGTACGCCGCCTCACGCCGATGGAGTGCGAACGGCTGCAAGGTTTCCCTGACCAATGGACTGATATCGGCGAGTGGCGCGACAGCAAGGGCAAGCTGCGCAAGCCAAGCGACAGCCCGCGCTATAAGTCACTGGGCAACTCTATCGCCCTGCCGTTCTGGGACTTTTTGGCAAAGCGCATCAGCGCACAATATCTGCGCCCTGTTACGATGGGTAGCCTGTTTGACGGCATCGGCGGCTTTCCGCTGGTGTTCGAGCGGCACAACGGTAATGGCACGGCACGCTGGGCAAGCGAGATCGAGGAATTCCCCATTGCCGTGACAAAACTGAGATTCGGGGAGGAATGACGCATGTACATCGGAGAACCATTTAGCTGGAAGCCTGCCGCATTTGAGGGCAGTAACGGCATTATGAGCGTAACCACGAAAGAGACGACTGCGCACGGGCGTGTCGTCTACATCAACGAGGCGCACCGCTGCTTTACGGCAGAGGCCGATATCAACGGGAAGAAACTCAGAGAGAGCTTTAAATTTTAACAAAAATCAGGAGGAATTTCATCATGAACAACAATCAGAACTACATCGTTCGCTGTGACCGCGCAGGCGTGTTTTTTGGCAAGATCAAGGAGCGCAACGGCTCCGAGGTTACCATGACCGATGTTCGCAAGCTGTGGAGCTGGGACGGCGCGTGTGCTGTTGAGCAGCTGGCGCAGGATGGCACAAAAGCACCGGACAACTGCCGTTTTACCGTGACGATCCCGGAAATGACCGTGCTGGGGGCAATCCAGATCATCCTGTGCACGGATAAGGCATCTGCGTCGCTCCGAGGGGTAAAGGAGTGGAAGAGATGACACTTGACGAGAAGATCAAAGCCTTTCTGGCTGCGAGCTCCGGCGACGGCTCCGGCGACGGCTCCGGCGACGGCTCCGGCTCCGGCTCCGGCTACGGCTCCGGCTCCGGCTCCGGCTACGGCTCCGGCTCCGGCGACGGCTCCGGCTACGGCTCCGGCTCCGGCTACGGCGACGGCTCCGGCTCCGGCTTCGGCTACGGCGACGGCGACGGCTCCGGCGACGGCGACGGCTCCGGCATTAAAAGTTTCAACGGAGAGCCGGGTTTTCGAATTGACGGTGTAAACACGCTGATTCGCTCTGTGCGCGGCAACACCGCGCATGGGGCAATCGTGAACGAGGATTTGACGCTCACACCGTGCTACATCGTCAAGCAGGAAAATGTTTTTGCGCACGGCGAAACGCTGCGCGGAGCAATGGAGGCTCTTCGAGACAAGCTTTTCGAGGATATGCCGGAAGATGAGCGCATTGATGCGTTCCTGCGTGAAACAGACCGCGAAAAAACGTATCCGACGCAGTATTTTTACGATTGGCACCACCGTTTGACCGGTTCGTGTGACATGGGGCGAAAGCAGTTTGCCCGCGATCACGGTGTTGACCTCGAGCATGGAATGATGACGCTGACGGAGTTCTTGGAGTTGACAAAAGATGCTTACGGCGGCGATGTGATCCGAAAAGTGATTAGTAAGCTGCAGGAGGTGGAGTGATGGTTTCGGACGAAGCATTGAAAAAGCTGCAAGAGCAGATCGCGGCGTGGCCGATAACGCAGCGGTTCGTGGTGCAGCAGCTCATTCTGGACTATTTGAGGAACCGGGAAGACCTGCGCGCCTATGAGGACACGGGGCTGACGCCGGGAGACATCAAGGAATTGCTTGACATGGCTGTGTCGAAAACAGACAAGGTTTTGCGGCTTAAAGAAGAATTGCACGCCATGAAAAACGAACTATGCCAATACTGCGGGAAGTACAAACACGCACACGAGGGCGCCTGTGACGGGTGCAGATGGAGGGAAATGTGATGGATGCTGTAAAGTTTATCGAGGAGCAAAACAGGATGTGTAATTCGTTTTCACCGGATTGCGAAGGATGCCGCGTGGATGAAGCAAAGCCTGTGGACGAATGCTGCCGGTGGATGTTTGAAAACCCCGAAAGAGCCGTCAAAATCGTCGAGGAATGGGCTGCCGCACATCCACGCAAAACGCGGCAGAGTGTGTTTCTGGAGCAGTGGCCGAATGCGCGCCCTGCGGATGATGGGGTGTTGACTTTTTGCCCAAAAAGGTTTGACTTTCACATTTCATGCTTAGCAGAATGCCATTCGTTGAAAAAGTGCAGTGATTGCCGCCGCGAGTTCTGGATGCAGGAGGTGGAGTAATGGAACGACTGACGAAGCGCGACACCGATGGACAGGCAATGATGGACTGCGAGAAGTGCAAAGCGGATTGGACGGGTAAGCATGGTAAGCCGATGGTTGACTGCACCGCGCTGTACTGCCGCAATCGCCTCAAGGATCGCCTCGCCGCCTACGAGGACAAGGGACTTGAGCCGGAGGAGGTTTTGCCGAAGGACAAGGCAGACGAGACCGCGCTGAAGCTCATGCGCCTTGCTGATTTGGAAAGCCTTTGCAGCTATACCCGCCTGCGCGAGCTGGCCGAGGCCGATAGAAACCATCAAATAGTCATCCGACCGTGCAAAATTGGAGATACGGTGTGGGCTGCGGACATGGAGCCCGCAATCCCGCTACACGTCATGGCAGATGCGGTCTATCTGGAGGGGAGACATGGCGGAGATTATGAACGGCTCAGCAATTTCGGAAGCGTTGTTTTTCTTAGTCAGGAGGAAGCAAAGGAGGCGGCGTCACATTGGATGAAGTGAAACGGTGTCCGTTCTGCGGGGGCGAAGCAAAGCTCATGGGCGGCAAGGTCTATACGATTCCAGAGATCGACAGTAACGGCGCTTATGTGGACGCCGATATTGAAGTTGAACCTTCGTGGGTCGAATGCCAGAGCTGCCACGCAATGGGGCCAACCTTCGACGAGACAGATGAAGACCCCGAGAATGCGGTCGCCGCTTGGAACAGGAGGGCGGGATGAAAGTACCGAAGTATATCCGCGAGAAGATGCACCGTATTGCGCTCTATGCAAGAATGGCAAGCAATCTTGACCGTGAAGTAGGGTTTTGGCTTGGACAGCACGGGATAGATGTGGAGAAATTGAGCGACGGCGGTGGCTGGGGTTACGAAGAACTCAGCTACGGTAATGACGTAACGGATGAACTGTGCGCCCAGATAGAGCAGATGGAGGCGGAACAATGGAAGTAAAACTGAAGCCCTGCCCGTTCTGTGGCGCAGACAATAAGCCTATGGGCGCGATCATGAGAACGGCAAACCGTGGGGAGTGGAAGCACTGGTACAACGGCTGCGTTCTTTCCGGTTTTGTAATTAAGGCGGACAAAATCGAAGTGTGGAACAGGAGGGCTGAAAATGACACTAACTGAGATGTTTACAATTTGTGATTCGTGCGTATATGCGCCATGTCTTTGTGGGAATGACCCTGAGAACTGCGTGGCGTATGTGATGAGGACTTCTGACAATGGATGAATACATTAAGCGGGAGGCGCTCATTACCAAATTCAAGAAAATGGAGCTTGGCGAACATGGTTTGGTAGAAAGGCTATTTGCGGATGGAGTATATGCTGTCATCGCAGCGTTCCCCGCCGCCGACGTGGCCCCGGTGGTGCATGGGTGCTTCGAGCCGTGTTTTGACGAGAACGGTAATTGGCGGCAGGGCTTTGCGAAATGCTCGAATTGCGGCAAGGAATACTACGCACAGGTAATCAACCATTTTGGTTTCTGCCCCAACTGCGGCGCGAAGATGGACGGAGGTGTCAGCGATGAGGCTGATTGACAGGGATGCTATTCATTGGCGACCAGATGAAAATTGGGAGCTTTACGCTACAGCAGCAGATATTAGGGCTATTCCCATCGTCGATGCTGTGGTCGTTACTCGGTGCAAGGACTGCGAGCACTATCGCAACCACCCGAACGGGCTGTGCTATTTGCACACCGAACCGAAAGAGACCGAACGTGGGTATTCCGGCGAGGCGGTTTGCGTAGAGCCGGACGATTTTTGCAGCTACGGCGAACCGAAGGAGAGGACACATGCTGACGATCACGATTAAAGCCAACGTCCCCGCCGCTGACGCGCAGGGCATCAAGGAGCGCATCGCCATGGACATCGAGCGATACGGCGACTGCAAGGTCGTGAGCATCGTGAGCGACCGGGGACGGGAAGAACAGCTACGAATGAAAGGAGCCAAATTATGAGCATCAAAATCAAAAAGTACACCAAAGACCAGATGGCGAAGATGGTGGAGGACGCACAGGCGGAAGTGCAGGAATTAAAGCGGGTAAACGCCGCCCTGACCAAGCAGATCGACCGGATGAACGACGAGGCCATCAACAAGGCAAATGAGATTGCGAACCTGAAAGCGGACGCGGATGTGCTGCGGAATAAGCTTGCTGATACCGAGGAAGCGCTCGGGCGGGCGAATGCGGAGTTGGGAGCCGCAGATGGAGCACTTGTGGAAATGAATGATAAAATCGTGCGGTGTGAAGCTTATTCTAAGACGCTGCGTGGAGACGTAAACAATCTACAGTTGGAGGTAATCGATGCGGGTATTCGCGCCAACTACGCAGAATCCCACCCGTGGAGGAACCTGTGGGCGTGGGTGAAGAGAAAGCTGGGTGGTGAGTAAGTGGATCATTATTACCCGCTGTGAGTTAAAACAAAAAGGGGGCAAAGATGGACGCTAAGCACCTGAACCGTGACGCAGTTGTATATAAGCAAATTGCGATTCGCGTGGGAGAGCAAAACGATAGGAGCCTTATTTTGGCAGCGAAAACATATCGAAAACAAGGTACTGTGAAATATGTAAATCTTGATAGCGAATACATAGTTGCAGAAATTGAAGGAGCAAAAGAAGTTTTTCGAGCAGAGCGGAGGCGCATATGAGCACATTTCCTGACCGCCTGCGGAGGTTACGCGAACGCCAGCAATTAAAGCGCTGCGTGCTGTCCGAGCTGTGCGGGCTGAACCGCAACACGATCAAACGCTACGAGATGGGGACGCAGAAACCATCAATGGACGCACTGATGAGCATTGCCGATTATTTCGGCGTGTCGATTGATTATCTGCTCGGGCGGTCGGACTACCCAAAAAGTTTATAAAAATATTTTGCAAAACTCACTTATAAGTGAGTCAGGGTATTGCAATTATGGGAGAATTGAACCGCAGAGGTGTAAAAGCCTTTGCGGTTCTCTCATTTATGGCGTTTACCTCCTGCGCCATAGCGGGGCGCGGTGTTTTTCATCTTTTTACACCGCCCCCGCAACATGCCGCACGCACGATGCAGCCCACGATCAGGGCCGAGAGGTCGCACCTCTCATGCGGCACAGGACCCCGCGCACCTCTCAACGATGTGGCCCAGCGGGGACATACACAAGCGTAGCCAAATGGTAAGGCATGGGACTTTGACTCCCAGATGTGCAGGTTTGACCCCTGCCGCTTGTGCCAGAGGCCGGGTCGCGCCCGGACAATGTGAGATCGCCATCGTCATGGCTCACATGGGAATGACAATGCTCGCTGAAAACTGCGCTTGTCTTGATGCGTCAAGACCGGTTTGACCTGACGGAATAGGGGCTACGACTTTTCGGAGCGTAGTTGCCGGTAGCGTGTGACAATCTAAGCGGGAAAGACGATCATATATGCGGCGTGCAGAAGCAGAAGCGAAAGCAATGACTATAGGCAACATTGCGGACGTGTGGCGGCTCAATACCGCCTCGCCGCTCCAAAAGAGGAGCGCCGCTGCCTTTGGCAATGGGCAAATCTCCCGCCTGAAAGTGCGGCAATAATGGTTCGCGTGAGCATGGGGTGAGCGATTAAATCAGGCCAAATCGGCGACAACACCGGGCGAGCTTGAGCCAGTAAGTGTATGCCCTTCGGGGCGGGTAAAGTCTGCTATGTAAAGCCAAGGGGCGGGGGCTGGTAGCAAATAAAAGTGCGAGGTGGTGACAATGGCTGCGCGTCTGACAGACCGACAGAAAAAGAAAATACTGGCGGACTATGTGCAGACGAATAACTATTGCGCCACAGCGAAAATCAACGGTGTGTCCGCAACGACGGTCAAGAACCTTGTGCGGGCGAATGCCGACATTGTGGAAAAGTGCGAACAAAAAAAGGAAGAGAACACCGCCGATGTGATGGAGTACATGAACGACCACAAAGACCTTGTGTGTTCGTTCATCGGTAAGGGGCTTGAAATGCTCAACGACCCGGAAAAGCTGGCGGCGGCGAATCTCAGCCAGATCACAACGGCGATGGGGACGCTGATCGACAAGTGGGCGATGATCGGCGGCAACCCTGCCGACACGGTGAAGGAAGATGCGCTCAGCCAGAGCCTAAAAGAAATGGCAAAGGAGATTGAAAGCGATGATTAGTGCAAAACAGCAGAAAATCCTCGCTTTTCCCTATTCCAAGTATGACGCGCTGATCTGTGACGGCGCTGTGCGTTCCGGCAAGACCTCCATTATGATGTGGGCGTTTGTCCACTGGGCGATGGAGAATTTCAGCGGTCAGCGTTTCGGCGTGTGTGGACGCACGGTGGATAGCTGCACCAAGAACATCATCGTGCCGTTTACGGCGATGAGTTTGGCAAAGGAGCGCTATATCATCCGCTGGCGGCGCGGCGACAAGGTTATGGAAGTGCGGCGCGGTGCCGTGACGAATTACTTCGAGGTGTTCGGCGGCAAGGATGAGGCCAGCTATACGCTGATCCAAGGCCGCACGCTGGCGGGTGTGCTGCTGGATGAGGTTGTGCTGATGCCGCGCTCGTTTGTGGAACAGGCATTGACCCGCTGCTCCGTTGACGGTGCGAAGCTGTGGTTTTCCTGCAACCCCGGAAGCCCGCAGCACTGGTTTTATACAGAGTGGATACAGCGGCATAGTGAGCGGAATGCGCTGTATTTGCATTTTGAAATGACGGATAACCCCGGATTATCTCAAAAGACTCTGGAACGCTATCAAGCAATGTTTTCTGGCGTGTTCTACGACCGATACATTCGCGGCCTGTGGGTGGTGGCCGAGGGGCTGATTTACCCCATGTTTGACGAGAGCTGCATTGTGGACGAGCTGCCGGAAAAGGGAGAATACTATGTTTCCTGCGACTACGGCACGCTTAACCCGTTTTCCGCAGGGCTGTGGCGCTGGGACGGCAAGACGGCTACGCGCGTCCGCGAGTATTACTATTCCGGGCGCGAGAGCCAGAAGAACAAGACGGACGAGGAATACGCCGACGAAATTAAAAAGCTCATCGGCGAGGCGGACGTCAAAAGCGTTATCGTTGACCCGTCTGCCGCCTCGTTTATCGAGGTTTTGCGACGGCGCGGTTATATGGTGCGAAAGGCCAACAACGACGTAACCAACGGCATTATGACTACGGCGCGGTTTTTGCAGGACGGAGTAATCAAGATACACCGAGATTGCAAAGACTGCATCCGCGAGTTTGGACTGTATCGGTGGGACGAAAAATCCGTCGATGACAGGCCGATCAAAGAAAACGATCACGCAATGGACGAGACGCGCTATTTTGCCTATACGATTTTGAAAAATAAGGCGTATCGGCGCGATTATACTCCCATTTGGAACAGATAGGACGGTGAGCGGCTATCAAAACATATAACGACCTTGTGGCGGTCGGCGAAAACGAGCGGGCGCGCATTGAGTTTGTCCGCAGCACAATCAATGAGCACCGCGAATCCCACGCATATAAGACGGCGGCGGATGCTGAGGAATATTACAACGGCCTGAATCCGACCATTAACCGCTATGAGAAAATCATCTATGATATGCAGGGGCGCAGTCACACGGATATGTGGACGGCAAACCATAAGCTGGCCAGCCGCTTCTTCGGTCTGGCGGTCGATCAGGAGGTTTCCTATCTTCTGGGTAACGGTGTAACCTTTGCGGAGAAGGAAACGCCGAACAAGCTATGCCCAGACTTCGATCAGGAAGTCATGGATGCGGCGCGTGAAGCGAAAATCGCAGGCGTGTCCTTCGGATTCTGGGATTTGACGCATTTGCGGGTGTTCTCCCTGCTTGAGTTTGTCCCCCTGTACGATGAGGAGGACGGCGCGATGAAAGCCGGAATCCGGTTCTGGCAGGTGGCACAGGATAAGCCGCTGAGAGCGACGCTGTACGAGATCGACGGCTTTACCGAGTATTTCCAGCCGAAAAACAAGAGCATGGAAGTAATGCAGCCGAAGCGCAGTTATAAGCTAATCGAGCGCAAAGCGGAGGTCGGCGAAACCGAAATCTATGACGGCGGCAATTATCCGAGTTTCCCCATCGTCCCGCTGAAAAACAACAAGCTGGGTCTCTCCGAGATCGTCGGCAAGCGAAACACCATCGACGCGCTCGATCTTGCGTCCTCGAACATGGTCAACAATGTGGATGAGGGCAACCTGATCTATTGGGTCTTGTCCAACTGCAACGGCATGGACGATCTTGACGATGCAAAGTTTGTGGAGCGCTTGAAAACCACACACGTCGCCCACGCCAACGGCGACGACGGCGCGAAGGTGGAGAGCAAGACCATCGAGGCACCGTATGAGGGCACGAGCAGCACCATTGATATGCTCAAGAAAAAGCTGTACGAGGATTTCTTAGCATTTGATTCCTCCGCGATTTCCACAACATCCAACCAGTCGGCAACTGCAATTAAGGCAAGTTATATCCCTCTTGACCTCAAAACGGACAAATTTGAAGCTGAGGTCACGCGTTTTATCGTCGAAATTTTGCGAATAGCGGGAATTGACGATAAACCGAGCTATACAAGGAGCCAGATTATTAACAAACTTGAAGAAATTCAAGCGTTGTTAATGGGCGCGGCGTATTACGATGACGAATACATCACGAAGAAGCTGCTGACCATCAACGGCGATATTGACCAGTACGAGGACATGATGAAACGCAAGGCAGCAGAGGTTATCGATTTGACGGAGCCGGTGATTGGCAATGAATAAGAAGCAATTATCGGAGAATATTCGCAATGTCAGAAAAGCAGCCAAAATGACGCAAGAGCAATTCGGAAAATCCTTGGGCGGAACTCGCTTGATGGTTTCACGGTGGGAATTGGGGACAAGAACTCCAAGCCTTGAATATATAGAAAAAATAGCCCACTGTGTGGGGCGTTCTCCCGTAGACTTGTTTAATGGGGTATTTGAGGTGAACGGCGATGGCAACGCCTGATTTAGGGCATCGGCTGACTGATAAAAAACTTGCCGCGCTGGAACGGCGCATTGCGAAGCTGTACCGTGAGGCCGGGAAGGAGCTGCAAGAAACCATTGACGCATATTTTGAGCAGTTCGCCAAGCGCGACGAGGAAATGAAGGCGCTGATCGGCACCGTGCAGAACGGTAAGGAATGGACGGAGGCCGATTATAAGCAATGGCGTCTGAACCAGATCGGGCGCGGGGAACGCTATCAGGCCATGCGCGACAAGGTGGCGCACCGTGTGACCGATGCAAACGCTGTGGCGGTGTCTTACACAAACGATGCAACGCCCGGTATCTACTCCCTCAACCGCAACTATGCGGCGTATACCATCGAACAGGTCGCGGGCAACGTCGGCTTTGACTTGTGGGACGAGCAGACGGTCAAGCGGCTTATGGTAGAGCAACCGGATTTAATGCCGTACTACCCGCCGAAACGCGCTTTGAAACGCGGAATTGACCTTGCATATGGGAAAAAGCAGATCACGGCCAGCGTTACCAGCTCCATCTTGCAGGGCAAAAGCATCAAGCACATGGCGGACGACCTGCAAAAGCGGATCACCACCATGAGCCGCGATTCCGCCATCCGCACGGCCAGAACTGCCGTGACCGGCGCGCAGAACGCCGGACGCATGGACAGCTACGCGGCGGCGGAGAAGATGGGCATTAAGCTCAGGCGCGAGTGGGTAGCGACGCTTGACAACAGGACGCGCCATGCGCACGCCATGCTTGACGGCCAGCAGGCCGACATTGACAAGCCCTTTAAGGTCGACGGCTATGAGATCATGTTTCCCGGCGATACTTCCGCACCCGGCTATCTTGTGTATAACTGCCGCTGCACGCAGATTGCGGTGGTGGATGGGGTAGATGCCTCATCGGCGCAAAGGCGCGCCAGAAACGCATCTACGGGGCAAACAGAGGTTATCTCGAACATGTCCTATGCGGAATGGGCGGGGTGGGAAAAAGATACAAAGCAAGTTGCAAGCGCGGTAAAATCTGATATAATAAAAGAAAGCAAACCGTTGCCAATTACTATTTCGGATTGTACCGCAGAGATCCGGAAATATGATTTTAGTGATGGGACGGCAAATGGAATAAGAAAAGCAGCAAATGCCACGGTTTATAAAACTCCGGATGGTACAGAGTTCATATTCCCGACAAGTTATAACAAGGCGCACCAGACGATGACCCCAGAGAAAGCGGTTGAACTTTGGAGCAAGGTTCCCGAAAAGCTGCGGAACATTGGGCAAAAACAGATCATATTTCAAGATGTGCATAATCCGCAAGACAAATACTGGAGAAAACGATACAAGAAATTCCGAGGCAGTTATGCTACGGGCGGGGATGACATCAATTTTTGGCGTTATGATTATCCGCATAACGACGATTATGTTGTGCGAACTTATTGCCATGAAATCGGGCATAAAGTTGACACGGACAATAGCGTAAATGGCACACGCTTCTCAGAATACACATGGTGGACAGATGCAATGGCTGAGGATAAGAAGGTATCCGGTCAAAAATCGGTTACAGTCTACGGAGAAAACGCCAATTCTGAGGATTTTGCGGAAAGCATGGCCGAAATTGTTAAAGACCCGGACGCATTTAGAAAGAAGTTCCCAAACAGAGCAAAAATTATTGATATTTTCTTGAGATAAGGCGGTGAGCGCTTATGAAAACAAAAAAGT